CCCAGCCCCAACAACACGCTTTACTTCAACTAGCTTGCAGACTGGAAGGATTGTTTCTCTGAGATCACTCACTCCTCACCTTCCTCGTCTTTTTCAACTTCTTGCTCTTTTTCTACTTCTTCTTCATGCTCTTCTTCTTTTTCTTCATCAGGCATTAAACTCTCAAAATCTATTGATTTTAGAATATCTTCAAAACTTTTGAACTCTTTCATGATTTCATCAGAAGTAGGAGTTTTTTCCTTTTTCTTTTTCTCTTCTTCTTCTTGTGGAGGATCTTCAACTGCGGTATCTGACTCCTCCTTTTCTTCTTCTTTTTCATCAACCCTAGGTTCATCGTCAAGCTGAACTTCATCAGCCTGTTGATTATTGTCGGGTTGTATTTCATCGGAAGGGGTTGGTTGCTCGTCCCCCTCTTCTTCCTTTCTTTTTTCCTTTTTCTTTTTCTTCTTCTTCTCCAAAATAATATTTACCAACTCATCAACTGATTCAATTGATGAGAAGGTTTCTTTAATTGTTAGGTCTTCAACCAAAGCCCCCTCTAAATCATTTGTATACCCTGCTTTTTCAAAAAGAAGTTCAATAAATTTATTAACATCAATAGATTCTACTCCATTACGTGTTTTTAGCATCTTTGCTACTTCGGAAAGAACATCTTTTTGTACCGTACCCTTGGGACTAAGTTTTGATAAAGATTCAAAGATTAAAACCTGAGTATTTAAAAGGCTTTTGAATGTAGGAATATCTTTGAGATTTTGTACACTGATTCCATACTTCTCGTTTAACATAGAAAGAAAAACGTCTTTAAGAGGCTTTTTTACTTCAAAGAGATAGCTACTAAAGGATTTAATTTCCTTAAGACTTACTTTTACTGAATTATTTAATTCTAAATTATTTGTAATAGTCTCAGTTATTTGCTTCTTAGTAGCTAGGGAAAAATAAGGCACTTCTATAACCGCTTCAACCAAAGCTTTTGCAATTATATTCTCATCATCCTCATAAACCAAAGAAGCTAGGCTAGAAACCTTTTCATTGTTTAGCCAAACGAGGTTAAAATTATTTTTAGACTCAACTAACTCCTTTCTGATCAATTCCTGTTTACAAATCATTTCATAAATATTATGATTTATATTGCTAGGAATCACATAAGAAGATTCGTTTAGATCATCATAGGAGAGTTTAGGCAGATCGAAGGCACGAGACACAGCAGAAGATAATTTTACCATATTTTTAATTTCTGGAATATTAATTAAATTATTATTTTCAGCTAAAAACTCCACTAACTGGGGTGCGATTTGTACTACCTTTTGAAATTCTTCAGATTCAATAATTCTGTTAGTTCCATTAAATTTTTGGGATTTCTCGTAAAGCTTATTCTTTATTGAAGAAAACTTAACTCTGTTCTCCCATAATTGAAGAACTTTGTTAAAGCTTGTATCTGCTTCAGCAAAGTCCTCTTCAAAAATATTTTTAATAAAGTTTGATATTTTATAATCTACAAACTCATCAAATTGAGCATTGTCTTCAAATAAATCATCAGTTTCTATTTGGATATTTCTTAATGCTATGGTATTATCAAAATCATAATCAGCCGCAATAATATAGCCGCTTTCCGTGATAAAAGTTACCTTTTGCTCACTATCATCAATCGAAAAAACTTCTACATTCTCTCGTAAAGATCTACCCAAATAATCAGATAATTTAATTATATTGGTTACTTTCTTGTCTCTATTCTCAAAAATATGATCAAACATGTTTTTCATTACTCCTAGGTGCTAAATTTATATATAGCAATCATTTACATAAAATTTTAAGATTCTTTAATTTTTCCTAAAATTCTTTTCCAAGTTTTTTGTTCATCTACCCTATACCCATGTCTCTTTTTAATTTTTTCTCTATAATTGATTAAAGTAGAAAATTCCTCGTTCGGCCTCTCCTGTTGCGTAGGTGTTGAACCTAGCCCCCCAGGAGTGTTACCCTGAGGTAATTCCCCAGCCCCTGGAGATATTTGGTTAAGCTCCTGCTGTTGATACGCAGCTTCTTCCGCTTCTTGTTTTATTTTTTCTTTTAATAAGGAAACCTCACCCTCACTCATATCATAGTACTCTTTATAAATATAATCTTTTGGAAATAACTGAGTCTGAGTAACAGTTTGAACTATTGCTAAACGAGCTTGATCAATCTCTAACCTTCTTTTTGTAAATCTATCAGAAGGATCTGGTAGTTGAATTCTTAAATCCTTGATTAAACTTAGAGGAAAGTTCCTCATTACAAGATGTCGTTTAACTAAAATTTCTAACCCTACTTCAATATCATGCTGTACCCTTGCAACGGCTCTAGCAAATTTAACATCCAATTCAGATAGATTAGCTTTTCTATCTGGTGCCTTATCTTTTGTTTCCACTACGTAATCGCGTGGAACTTTAAGAGCCGCTAAAAGTTTATCTCTAAAATAGGATACGTCCGTGACCTCTCCAAGATTTGTAGCCCCAGGAAGAGTCTCAATTCGGGTCCCTTGGTTCCCTTTAATTGGGACAAAATAATCTTCATCTGCTGCGAGAGGGTTGTATCGAGCATCTACACCATTACCCCGCTGGTATTTCTCTTTTTTAAATTTCTCTTTAACACGCTCGATAAACATTTCTGCTTTACTGGAAGGCAGGTTGCCGACATCAATGTAAAAGATTCTTCTCTCGGGTGCTCTAGCTAGTCTATAAATAAGCATTGCATCTTCCATTAGACGCAAAGATCTGAAGGTTTGAACCCCGTAAGCAGCTACTGATTTCCCGTATGGGTAGAATTTAGGATCAGATGTAAATAAGCGGAAGTGGACTATTTGATTTTTATCTAGTTCAATAAACTTAGAGTTTTTTGTTCCTGTTTGATCAATATCAAAGGCCCCTCCTTGAGCATAATCGCTTTTTCCAGAATCTGGAATCTGTTGGAGAAATGTTTTTAGATAACCAAAATCATCCTCAACGCGAAGAACAAAATTTGGATTTAATACTTTAATCTTTTGTATCCCAGCCTCTGGGTTATTTACATCGGCAATAGACTCAATAAAACAATCACCAAATTTTACCGTATTTCTGCAAATATCATAATACAATCTATCGAGTTCTATTGTTTTAAAAAGCTTTTCTACTTCAGAAACAACCGTTGGACTATCTGTTTTTACTCTCCAACGCTTATCGCTAGTATCTCGTTGAGTACAATCATCAGCATAAATATCAAAAGCAGCACCCACCTCAGGATGCTCATCCATCTTCTCATATTCCTTATATCGAGTTCTTCTACTTCTTTCAATCTCGGAGTAAACAGGAGTAGTCCTATTTACAGTGAAAGCTACTCCCCTACCAGTATCTTTAATATCTGTACTAGGAAGCTTTGTGTCCCCTGCAAGACTACTATCTGGATTATTAAATTCCGTTGATACCGCATGTTGTGCAGGCGTAGCGAAAAATCTAGCAAAGAATTTCCCTAAGGCCCCTCTGGGATAGAAATAAGGGCCTCTAGCTTTGTAATCAGCCCAAGTGGATTGTCCACCATCTTCGTTTAATTTGGTTTTTACTTCGTCAGCCATGTTAAATCCTCAACTTGCGGTCCCCCAAAAGATATTAAAGGCACTTTATATTTATCTTTATTAAATTTATCCTCTTTAAAAGCAGTTTCTTTAACATATTCAACTAATGAATTGTCTCTTGTGGACTTTAAAATATGATTAGCTAGGGATAAACTCATAATTAGGTCATCGTGCCTACCTCTATCGGCAGTTATCTTTCCAGAACTATTTATTACAAAAGTATTTAGTTCATTTAAAGTGCGTTGAGAGTTAATTTTTAAAACATTCGTTCGAATCGCCTCTTCTAATTCAGATAAAATAACATCCCTATTTTTTACGGTGACCTGAAATCCAGGCAATCCGTTATCATCATGCCATAAATTCTCATATTCATGATCATTATATAAAAGATCTAAAACATGATTCCCTACGGTATTTCTTTCTACGACAATATTAGCCGTATTATAATATAATCCCTCTTTATTCAAAATGGTTGCAAAGTCATTGATAGGTGTTTTATTACTATAAAATTCAGCTACCACTTCTCCATTGTATAGATTTACTACCTGTGCGGCTGAATAATCTCGATCTCTGCCTAGAGCGGTATCTACACCGATAATATAGTCATAAAAAGGTTCAGCTTCCTTCCAAACGCGCATTCTATTATTATGTTTTGTATAGTAATTTTTGTCGATATTTTCCGCTAAATTAGTCAGTACGGCACCATCGACAAAAGTATCACCCGTGCCAAGAAACTCGCACTCATACTCCTGAAGCCACTGTTTTCTGGGCATATTTGATTTAGTAATCATCTCCCAGTCATCGACGTTAAGAGGAGGCTTTCGTTGAGACATCTCCTCATAAATATTTTCAAACCCTTGGGACCTGAAATATTCAGGATGTTCTTTCCACCTAATATCAATAGCATTGAAAGAGTTTGCATTCTCTACAGCCTTACTATAGGTTTCATAAAACCAATTACCTAAACCATTTACTGTGGAAAGAATGAATGTTCTACCTCCAGTAGAGATAATTGGGTAAACAGCAGCCCAAATGGTATCAATAGATTCCACAAAAGCAGCTTCGTCAATAATAAGAAAAGACCCAGCAAGAGATCTCCCCGACTGTTTTCCTGAAGGTCTGGATTTAATAATAGATCTATTATTTAATTTTAGTGTGTGCTTATTGTCTTCTGTTATTCCTGGTCTCATAAAAGACGGAAGTTCTTCATACATAACTTTAATTCTATCCAAAACTTCAGTAGCTTCTGTATCACCTTTAGAAAGAATAACTATAGCTTGATCACGTTTAAAGACTGCCAACCATAAAGCGTATGCCGAGGCTATAGTTGTACACCCAGCTTGCCTGAACTTTCTTAAAATATTAAACCTGTTATTTTGAAGTTCTCCTACAATTCGTTCTTGAAAGGGGTATAATTTAAAGGGGACCAAGCCTCGAACAGGGTGGGTAACCTTAACATAATTGCACATAAAGTGGACGGGATCCACTTTACACCTTTTAAACTCTTCTAATACTTCATTTTCCATGAACCTTTACTCCTTAACTTGTACTCGGGATGAGAATCTATCTCCCACAACCACCAATCTATTAAAGTACTTTGAAAGTTGTAAAATACAAACAAAAGTACTTACAAACCAAAAGTCTATTTTTGAGGCATATGATTCAGGCATAGATTCCTTAGATGCGGATTTGGATGATATAATAATCCTTTGTCATGATGATATAGAAATATTAACTCGCCCAGAAGTATTTACCCGTCTTCTAAAAGAAAAGCTATCAAAAGTTGATACTGGTTTTGTTGGAGTGGCAGGAGCAAAAATTTTAGTAGACTCTGCGGTATGGTGGGATAAACAGGTCTGGTCTTCAGGAAAATTAAGTGGTTATGTTATGCATGGAAATGATATAGAGACAATGTATCCAACATATTTTGGAGATTTAGGACAAGTTGTTGTAATGGATGGTGTTTTTCTAGCCGCTAAGAAAAGGACCCTTAGATCAATTCAAACAAAAAAACCAACTAAATTTCCAGGTCTTTGGGATTTTTATGATATTTTTTATACCTTCCAAGCCCACTTAAAAAATATGAAAAATTACACCCTACCAATTCATATCAGACATGAATCAGGTGGGGAAATTGCAGGAAGAGATTCTTGGCATAAGAATAGAGAAGCTTTTATAAGTATTTTTGGAAAGCATCTCCCTAACTCTTGCCCGTAGCTCTCATCGCACCAGCAGACTTGTCTGTTAATTTAACTATGTGAGCTTTTAGGTCTGCAATTTCAGGGGTCCGCGCAGGCGTTACTCCTGGCTCAGTAAGCCCCCCCAGAGATCTTAATCTTGTAATACTTGAAGTAATTTCCTGTTCGATAGAAGAAACCTTAGTCTTCTTCTTTTCCTTAGACTCTACGATTTGTTCTAAAATTTTATCTTGCCAGTTCATCGGGGCAGACCAGTAGTTCGTGGATCATGTGTTGTATCTCCGAAGGAGGCTGCTGCCTCTCCCTCTCCACCAACATTCTGGAATCCTAGTGGAGCGCGGCCTCGCACACCTCGCTTGGGCGCATCTGCTGGCAAACCTTTATCCGTCCTCCTCCGTCGGTCTCTTCTTTTCTCTAGTTTTATTGTTTTCTTGGTGGTTTGGGGTTTCAACATAGTTTTAGGAGACCTCTCCCTTCTCGTCTCTCTCTTTCTTTGTGTTTCTGTGACTAAACTCTCGTATATTCTATTTTGCCAGTGCATAATAATTATTTAGGATTTCGTGGCAAGCCTGTGATTGGGTGCTTTCCAGTGTCAGTTTTAAAGTGCTCTTTATGT